AAGGAGGTTATGAATATGGACTTAACACAAATACTTATAATCTGTTTAATAGTTTTAGTAGTTGTAGTAATAATTAAAAAAATATAATTTTTAAACAAGTTCGTCATACCATTTATTACCAAGAGGTGAAAATATGTTTCAAAGGAAAGTTGAAGAGCGAAAAATAATATTACAAAGGGAAGCGAAAAAGAGAATACTCCAAAATAATTTTTATTTATTTTGTAAATTTTACGACCCAGCATTTTTTTCAGATGGCAAACCACACTTGAAAATTATTGCAGATGCCTTACAAGAGGTGACAGATGGCAAGGTTAAAATATTATGTATTAGTTTACCTCCTAGAGCTGGAAAGTCCTATATAGTTTCCTTATTTTCAGCATGGTTACTGGGGAAAGACCCTAGTGGAAGTGTAATGAGAAACAGTTATGCAGCAAATCTTGCAGAAAAGTTTAGTAGGGACATAAGAGATGGAATAATTCCTAGTTTAAAGTACCAAGAAGTATTTGAAACTTCAATAAGTAGGATTAGTAGTGCTGTTGGAGCATGGAGTTTAGAAGGGTATACGCAGCCATCATACTTTTGTGCTGGTGTTGGTGGAGCTATTCTGGGTTTTGGCTGTAAGACTTGTGCAATATTAGACGATAGCATTAAGAATTTAGAAGAAGCACTTTCTGAAACTGTTATTGAAAATGTATGGAATTGGTATACTTCAACACACCTTTCAAGACTGGAAACTGGCTGTCCAGAAATTCATATAGCTACTAGATGGACACGAAAGGACATTATAGGAAGGTTAACCAGTGAAGACAGTGAGAGTTATAACCCAAGTATAAGAGTTATAAGTATTCCAGCACTTAATGAAGATGGGACAAGTTTTTGTGAAGAGGTAAAGACCACAGAAGAATACGAAGCTATAAGAAGAGTTACAGACGAATTTATATGGGAAGCAGAATTTATGCAAAGTCCTATTGAAAGCAAAGGACTGCTCTACCCTATAGAAGAATTAAACAGATATAACCTTAAAGAACTGGGTAAAAAAGAACCAGATGGAATTATAGGGTTCACTGACACAGCAGATAAAGGACTAGACTTTTTATGTAGTTTAATAGGTAGAAAATATGGAAATAAAACTTATATAACAGATGTGATTTTCACGCAAGATGGAGTAGAAGTTACAGAACCATTAATTGCACAAATGTTAATTCAGACCAAGTGTAACATTATGAAAATTGAAGCTAACAATGGTGGAGAAAGTTACGCAAGGAACATTAGAAAGCTTATAAAAGCAGAGAAATGTACGTGCCAAGTAATAGCTGAAAGTGTCACGACAAACAAAGAAACCAGAATACTCATGGCTAGTGGGTATGTTAAGGAGTTCTTTTATTTCAGAGCTGATTATATAGCTGGTTCTAATTATGACAAGTTCATGCGACAACTTACTTCCTATGTGAAACTAGGGAAGAATAAACATGACGATGCTGCTGATGCAACCACTGGACTTTCCAATTTTGCTAAGACATTTATTATACAGAAGAAAGCTGCTAGAAAAAAGTTTAACTGGGACTTTGAAAAAGACGAATTAGAAATAGGACAGCTGGAAGAAGCAAACCAAGAATATATAAACTACTGTTAGGGGGTATAAGAGTGCAGATAAAAAATATTGACAGAGCTAGACAATTAAATGACTTTAGTAATCTTATGGGAGGTAAAATTTCCATGACTGACATAGATGGAATATACGATTGCGATGGTAAAGGTTGGTTAATCTTAGAAACGAAATACCTTTCAAAAGAATTACCAGCTTCACAAGAAAGAACTATTGAAAGATTAGTAAAAGACACTGGCTGCAAAGGAGAAAAATTAAGTATTGGAGTAGTTGTTGAACATAATATTTCAAATGCAAATGACCACGTACCTTGTGCAATTTGTAAAGTAAGAAAATATTATTATTCTACTAATTTAAGATGGGTAATTCCACCTATAGAAATGACATTCGATGAATGTATAACTTTATTTTATAATCACGTGGAGGTATATTATGAAAAGTCTATTAGGGCTATTTGACATTATATTTGCAGTAACATTATTTCTTATTTTAACAAGCTCATATTATTTAGGAGTTAAGCATGGAATGAAATTAGCAAAAGGAGAAATTCCTAATGTTAATCCAGTAACTAATTTAAAAGATTATGTTATTCAGAAAGAACTTAAAGCTATTTCTGCTGTAGAAAAACAGAAAGCTGACGATGTGCAAGAAGGTTGGTATGGTGAAAATGGAATAATGAATTATGACCCTTATTATATAGGGAAGGAAGGTGAATAAATGTATACCAAGGAAACAGAAGAGGACTTCAAACTATATGAAATTGGTAAGAATTATAACAGAAGATTAGTCCCAGATTATTATAGGACTATAGACATAAACGAAGCTTTCTATGCTAACGACCAGTGGAAGGGAGTAAGAGCTAAAGGACAACCCACTTTAATTATGCCACTGTATAAAAGAATTGCAGACCATGAAATAGCTTCTATTCTTTCTGCTCCAATTAAAGGTGTGTTTATGCTGCAAGACCATGACGAAGAAGCCAAAGGAGTAGAAGTGCTGCAAGAACAAGTCGATATGCTCAACTATAAAATAGCTGATGTTTGGGAGAAGGACAAAATAAATACCTTGCTTCGTGATTGCCTTACAGATGGTTTTAATTCTGGTGACTATTGCATTTATACTTACTGGGATAAAAATAAAAATACCAATCAAACTTATGGCAATAATCCAGATGGTTCTCCTACTCAAATAAAAGGTGACTTTTGTAATGAGGTTAAAGATGGAAACGAAATAATGTTAGGTAATCCAAACGACAGAAGAATACAAGGACAGCCATATATTTTAGTAATTGGTAGAGCTATAGTAAGTGATTTACAAGCAGAAGCTAAAGAAGAAGGAGTTCCAGAAGAACAATGGAAGAACATTACTTCTGACTTAGATTACCAAGAAACAGCTGGAGATAGAGGTAAAATTGAATTAGATAGTAACACTGGAAATAGTGACAAGACTTTATATATTATTAAACTTTGGCGAAAAGATGGAGAAGTTTGGTACAGAAAGTCTACTAAGTTTAGTCCAATATGTAAGGAAAGAAATATGAAATTAAATCGTTACCCTTTAGCATGGAGTAATTGGATTAAGAGAAAAAATTCATACCATGGTGAAGCTGCTGGAACTGCTATAGTTCCAAACCAAATAGCAATAAATCAAATGTATAGTAACATTGTTTACCATTTAAGAATGACAGCTTTTGGTAAAGTAATTTATGACAGCAGCAGAATAGCTGGTTGGAATAATGCTATAGGTTCTGCAATAGCTGTAGAAGGAAATATTGAGGGAGCTGTACAGCAATTACAAGCTGGGCAAATGAACACTAATATGTTTGGTTTTATTGGAGATATGCTTAGTGTAACAAAGGACTTAAATGGAGCAAATGACACAGCTCTAGGGAACGTAAACCCAGAACAAGCCTCTGGTACAGCCATTATGGCAACAGTCCAACAGAACGCAATACCACTAGAAAATCCTAAGTCTAATCTTTACCAATTTGTAGAAGATTTACTTTTAAATTGGAAAGATTTTATTATGAATAAATATAGAATACCTAGAAAAGTTGGGTATACAAAAGACAAAATGAAGAGAGTTGGAGAAATTAAGGGTAGTGATTATAAAAATATGCCACTTAGTTTAAAAGTTGAAGTTGGAGCTTCTGTTATGTGGAGTGAAATTACATCTATCAATACAATTATGAGTTTACTTGCTTCTCAACAAGTTACATTTTTACAAGCTCTTGAACGTATGCCAGAAGGTTATGTAATGGACAAGCAAGGACTTATTGATGAAATAAATAAAGCTAATAAGTTAATGGAAGAACAGCAGAACCAACAACCACCACAAGGAAATGTCCCACCACCACCAATGGGAGGACAACCACCAGCACCACCACAAGGTATGCCACCAGAAGGAGCTGCACCACAAGGAGCAATTCCACAAGGAGTAAACAGTTATGAAGATATGGCTGCATTTATGGAAACTTTAGCTCCAGAAGTTAGAGCACAACTTGAAAAAATAACTGACCCTAACGAATTTGAAGCAGCTGTAACTCAACTCATGGAAGCAGACAAACAAGGACTAATGCAACCACAAGGAGGAGGACAACCAAATGCCTAAAAAAGCTATAAATTTTAAAAGCACAGCAGCTAAAAAGAATTGGATTAAAGCAGTACATTCTATTCCTAGTAAAACTAATCCATCTATGAGTGTAGCAGAAGCTTCAAAAGGAAATACACCACTTAAAGTAAAAGGTAAACCAGTAAAAGTAACTCATGTAAAAGTTACAAAGAAGGTGAAGTAAATGCCACTTAAGAAAGGTAGTTCTAAGAAAGTTATTAGTAGTAATATTAAAGAACTTATGCACGAAGTTTCACCTAAAGGTGATGGGAAAATTGGGAATTATAGACCACCTAATAAGAAAAAAGCACAGCAAGTAGCAATAGCAATAGCTATGAAGAAAGCTGGAAAAAGTAAAATGAAATAAGGAGGGTATTATGGCTAATAAGAAAGTAGTTGTAACTGGAACTAAAACACCACCAAAAGAAAAATCTCCAAGTATATTTGCACCAGAAAGCAAACCAATTTCTGTTTACCAGAAAGTTCCTAACTCTTTTAAAAAATAGAAGGGAAGTGGTCAACCCTATCTAATAAATTTTGGAGGTGAGGTTAATGGCTAAAATGGTTAAAGTAAAAGTTAAAAAAGGTGGAAAATCTAAGGGTAAAGGTGGTAAATGCTAATGAAAGTATTTATTAGTCCTTCACAGCAGACAGCAAATATTGGTTATGGCACATATGGAAGTGAAAGAACCAGAATGTTTGAAGTTGGAAGAGCACTAGAAACCATTTTGAAAAGATGTGGGTTAATAGTTTATGTAGCTACTATGGGAGTTAGTTTGGAAGTGGCTGTAGCTGAAAGTAATAATGCTAAAGCAGATTTACACATATGCTTACATTCAAATGCTTTAGATGGAAATACAAGAGGTACGTTAGCTTTATATGTTTCAGAAGAAGGAAATAAATTAGCGACTTCAATTTATAATAAACTTTCTAATTTTACACCTACAAATGACTTAGGAATTAGAAAGAATGAAAAACTTTATGAACTGAATAATACAAATGCTATCGCAGCTTATATTGAAATTATGTTCCACGATAATAAATTAGATGCTTCACTTATTATGCTAAATATAGAAGCTATAGCTTCTCTTATAGCTAGGGGAATTTGTGAGTATATAAAAATACCTTTTGTGGAAAGAACTAAACCTCTTCCGATTATAAAATATAAAGTTATTGCTGGAGTTTATACCAGCAGAGAAAATGCTATGAAACAAGTAATGGACTTAAAAAAAGAAGGTTTTGAAAGCTTTATTCAAGAGGTGAAATAAGATGGACAAATTTACAACCTTAATCCAAGTAAAAGTAATTTCAATATTAATAACTATAACCTATTGTTACCTAGTAGCTACTGGAAAAGTTAGTCCAGATGTATTCCAGAGTGTTTTTATAATGGTAATTTCTTTTTATTTTGGACAAAGTTCTGCTAGAAATTATGTGAATAAACTAGAAAATAAGGAGAGTGTTAATAATGGCAAGAACGAAAATGACCACACCAGTTAAAGGAATTAAAATAGCTATTAAACCAGTTAGAGTAATGCCTAAAATAGCAAAAATGCCAACACCACCAGTAAGACCAGCAGCTCCAGCCATGAAAGTAGCAGCTATGAAAGTAGCTAAAACTCCAGTGATGGCAAAAGTAACCACAAGAGTTAGGAAACCTAAAGTAGCAGCAGCTCCAGTAAGAATGAATAAAGCTAAAATGTGGTAGAACCTTATAGGTTCTTTTTTTATTATAAAAATTGGCTGCAAAACGGATAAAACCGAACCTCGCCAACAAATGAGTGAAGGAGATTAAACATGAGTGAAATACTAGAAACAAATGCAGCTGCTAATACAGAGGAAGTCGCTGCTCCTTTAGAGATAGATAATAATAATGAAACACAAATACCAGAAGGTGAAACAGCAGAAAGCAATTCTGAACAAGAAAGCTCTACTGAAACTAAACCAGAAGGTGAAAAAGACTTTACTGAAACCCAAGCTTTTTCTCAAAGGTTAAATGAAATGTCGCAGAAAAAAATAGATGCACATTATGAAAAACTATATGGAGAGAGCAACAATGTTCATTCAGAAGCAGATTATATAGCAGCTATGGAAGCTCAAACACAAGCAGATGCAGAAGAAGAAAGACGAAGTTCTTTAGAAGAGAATGGGTATGACCCTTCTGTTATTGATGAATATGTTAGTACGAACCCAGCTGTAGTAAAAGCTCAACAATTTATACAACAACAAGAGCTTGAAAAGTTTAAGAATGAAGACAATGTTGATTTTTTAGACTACTTCCAGAAAGAAAATAAAAGACCCTTCGATGCTAACAAGGACATTTTACCTAATGAAGTTTGGGACATTTCACAGAAATACCAAAAGTCTTTAGGAAGAGAAGGAAGAAGTTTAAAAGAAGCTTACCAAAAACATGAGAATACTTTATTAAAAGCTAAGATTGCTGAATTTGAAAAAGGAACACAAACAAATGAAAGCAATTCTGAAAATGCAGCCAATTCTACTGGAAGTGTAACTGGTAATGGCAAAAATACTGGTGTAGCTTTAACAGACGAAATGGTTCAAACTATGACACCACTACAATTAAGTAAACGATGGAATGAAGTTAGAGAACTTTACAAAATGAAATAAAAATAAAAAGGAGTGACAAAAATGAGTATAGTAAATTCAATCCCAAAATTAATCTCCACAAAGCTCTTAATGACACTAAATAATGAGTTAATAGCAAAGAAAATTTGTACAATGGACACCTCTTCTCAAATTAAAAAAATGGGAGATACAGTTACTTTTGCTGGTTTAACTAAACCTACTATTAAACCTTACACTGGTACTATAGTTCCAGAAACTCTTCAAGATGCTGGTGTTACTTTGCTTATAGACCAAGCTAATTACTACTCTTTCTATGTTGACGATATAGAAGCTTTCCAATCTGTACTAGATGTAAAAGGAACTTGTGTGGAAGAAGCAGCTTATGGACTAATGGCAACAGCAGACAAATTTGTTTTTGCTTTATATGCTGATGCTGCTACTACAATTACTGCTACTGTTTCTGAAACAATAGCTCTTTCTACTACTTCTACTGTAATTAGAAAACTTGCAGAAGTTAACATTAAACCTAACCAAAGATGGTTAGTTATTCCACCATGGTACAAAGAAAAATTAGAACTTGCTGGAGTTAAATTCCAGATTAAAAATGGAGCTGACAATGCTACAAATGGTGTTGAATGGGTTAACTATTTAAACACAGACATTTATGTTTCTAATAACTTAGTGACTACTGGAGCAGAAGGTTCATGGAATACTCAATGTCTTGCTGGTTCTTACAACTCAATAGTTTATGCAGAACAAATAGTTAAATCTCGTTACAATGACAATGTTGAAACTTCTTTCTCTGGACAAGCAGATGGTTTACACGTGTTTGGTTCTAGGGTTTTAAAACCTCTTGAACTTGTACGCATAAATGCAACACAAGCAGCAGCTTCAACTACAATATAATCTAAAATAAAAAAGGAGTGAAATATAATGGCAGTAGCAATAGTAAATTCAACTATTCTTAAATTCAGTACAGTAGCATTGACTACTAAAAACTTAGCAACAGCTGACACAGATGCTTTAGCAGAAGTTTTCACATTTACACCAACAGTAGCACAGACTAAAATGGTTATTGTAATGGGAGGAACTGGAGCAGCAGCAGATGGAAACTTAACTTATTCTTTCGCAGCTGGTGAGTTCTGGGCAAATGTAATTAAAGCTGGAACTATAACTAAAAATACAGAAGTTATAATTGAAATTGAAGGTGGAAATGACCTTCTTTACAATGGAACAATACTTCTTACTGTAACTCCAGCAGCTACAGACAAGTTAGTTACAGACCATGCTTTTTATATTAAAAATTTGCAAATACTATAATTAACTAGGGGAGGGTAATTCCTTCCCTCTATTTTTTTAGGAGGGTAACTTATGTATAGATTTTATGGAGCACCACTACAATCAATAACAAGTAAACAGACTGGAAGAATATTATTTGTTTTTGACACCAAAGGAGAATTTATAACAGACGATGAAAACATTATTAGAAGATGTTTAGGGTTCTTCGACAATATGAAGTTAGAAGCTAAAGACATTTCTAAAAAGGAAATGAAAACTTATAATATTCCACCTATGGTTATTTCAACTAAGAACGAAAAAAAACCTATTTTAGAGCTAAGTAAACCAGAAGTAATATTAAAGCATTGTAAAAAATGTGAATTTGCTACTGAAAATCAAGGTGACTTATTAGCTCATTATAGAGAGAAACATACAAAGGGGGGTAAATAATGTTACAAGCAAATGTTGCTGAAAAGATTTTAAAAAGTTTAGGTTCAATCTCTGGAACTCAATCTTCAATAATTCCTAGTTTTGCAGTAGCACAAGTTGTAATAGCAAAAGCAATAAATGGACACAATATTTCTCTTCAAGTTTTAACTGGCAACCTATGGATTAGTTTAGTTGGCGACCCAGCTGTAAGTGCATTAACTGGTTATAAATTAACAGCTGGAGCAGTAGTTGAAGCTTATGTTGCTGGTAATGTTACTATGATTAGTGATGTAACTGGAGCAACAGTACAAATAATGGTATGGGGGGTTTAATATGGGAATAACAGCTGGTGTAACTTTAGATTTAAGTGGAGCACTTGTTAAAACAATAGAAGTGCCAGTAACAGCTTCAACTTTATTCGGTACTAAAAAGATTTTAAAAACAGCAACTTTAGTTAATGCTGGAGTAACAGATTTAGTTGGCAGAGTTAATGTAACAATACAGAATAATAGTTTAAATGCTATATATGTTTCTAATAAAAATACAGTAAGTATAACTACTGGACTTCTAGTAGCAGCTGGAGCTTCAACTACTATAACTGTAGATGCTAATGTTCCTACTCCTTTATATGCAATTTCAGCTGGTATAAGTAGTAATGTTTCAATTCTGGAGGTGTAAATAATGCCACAAATTAATAGTTTTAAATCTATGAGCAATACTGTTTCTGCTGTAATTGAAGGAACTCTACATTATGGAATACTTCAAAATTTAGTTTTTTCAAGTGGGCAAACTGTAAAATATATGTTACTTGAAATTCCAGCAGATGTTTCTTGTCAATATATAACACAAGGGTTAACTCTTGCACCATATGACGACACTTTCAAAGTTAGAATGATTGAAGGTATAACTACTTTAACAACTGGAACACCAGTTATAATTGTAGATATGAATAGAAACTTTCAAACTCAACCAATATTATGTAACTTTACTTCTGCTCCAGTAGGTTCTTATGGAAGTGAAGGAACTATACTAGCAGATTTTAATAGTTCTTCTATAAGACAAATAGATTTTCTAAATGCTTCTAAAATATTGAAACAAGATGTTGAAAGAATATTAAAACCTAGCACTAAATATTTATTTGAATTTTCTAGGACAACGGAAGCTACAACTCTAACAATAGAATTTAGATGGATATGGATTGAGGTTTAAAGGGGGGAATAAACAATGGCAATAACAATAGCTCGTCATGCAACAATGGACAGTGATAGAAGAGAGATTAATGTAAGTGCTGAAAGTTTAGATGTTAAAACTGGAGAAGTCCAAGCTTCACCAACCACAAATACAATATTAGGTAGACTTAAGAATATAGAAACAAATACTGCAAATAGTGGTAGTGGACTTATTAGTATGGCAAGTGTAACTATTACAAGACCCACCAATACTACTTCTTATGCTATTAATGACATAATGAACCAAGCTGGAGCTTCAACACTACCTTATGTAGATTTTGGTGTAGGAAATGCAAATAAGAAATTTGAACTAAATGGTATTTCTATAACAAGTAATAGTACAAAGTCTTCTGGAGCTTTACCTATTATTTATTTCTTTAATAACGCAACAATAGGTTCACAAAACTTAGCAGACAACCAAGCATGGAATCCAGCTTTTGCAGATGTAATAGCTTATAAAGTATTAATTACAGAAGCTCCTACAATATTTTTGAAAAATGGAGCAGATGGTTATTCTGTTTTAAAAAGTGAAATGAGAAGGTTTGGACAATTAAGTTCAGATGGTAAATTATATATGGCTTTAATTCAATCTACAGCATATTCACCAGACAATGGAGAAAGCCATAATATTTCAATCAAATGCACAATATATTAAGGAGGTTAAATTATGTATAGCTTTATAGAACCAACCACAGCAAATGTTTTCAATTTAGTTTTAGACAGCAACGCAGATAGTTTTAAATTAGCTAATGTTAGTGCAGCCACAAAAACTATTGTAATAACTAACCCTTTTCTTGTTTCAGATGTAACAATTAAATATGAGCATAGAGTAGCTGCTACTATAACTTACCCTTCTTCTGTAACATGGAAAGATGCAAACGCACCAGTATATACTTTAGGAAAGATTTACTTTATATATTTAACTACAGACAATGGTGGAACAACTTACCAAGGCACATGGACTGGGAGCTGGTAAAATGTTTAAGGATTATTTAAAAACAGCAAGACCAGAAGTAACAAAAGATGGTTTAGTTCTATGGCTGCAAGGTGAAGACTTTGTTAATTCACCTAATACTACAGTATGGAGAAACAGAGCTGGGATTACAGCTAACAATGGAAATGCGACTGGGTTTGCTTATACTTCTGCAAGTGGTTCTAACAACCAAGGGAGTGTAAGGTTCGATGGTTCTAATGACATTGTTAATTGTGGTAATAACGCAAGTTTCAATTCTAATTATATAACTCTTGAAGCTAAGATTTATTTAGTTTCAAACCCAGCAACTACTTCTATTATAGTTGGAAAAACTACTGGAACAACAGCTTCACCTTATACTATGTCTATAACAAGTGGAAGAGTTCCAGTATTCTTTTCTGCTGGTACTTCACAACTATTTGGAGCTATAGCTTTAGACACTGGAAAATGGTATAACATTACTTTCAGAACAAATGGAACTAATTTAGTATATTATGTAAATGGTATTCAAGAAACTATTGCAGCTGGTTTTACAGCAAGTATGGCAACAAATGCTAACCCAGTTACAGTAGGAAATAATGACAGTTTAAGTAGACAATTCAATGGAATTATTCAAACAGTAAGAATATATAATAGAGGATTAACAGATGCAGAAATTAGAAATAATGTTAGTGCAGACAATGAATAAAAGGACTTACTTCGGTAAGTTCTTTTTTAATGGAGGTGGAGTTATTGATTACAGCTCAACAATTATTTGACAATATAATGGACTTAATGGACAAGAGAAATAATACTGGTGAAATAGATGCAGCTAAAACAGCAAGATATAAAGTTAGAGCTCCTAGCATTATAACCATAGGACAAAATGTATTAGCACGTGATGGAGATTTATATAACAGTTATGAAATTTACCACAGCAGATTTAGAAATTTGTTAGGAATAGGGTTCGATGAACCTACAACCTTTACTGGTGAAGAAGTAAGTTATATAAGTTCAGAAACAGCTTATGCTTATTACTTCGATGTTGATGGTGATGGAATAATAAATGTTGAAGAAGAAACTTCTGGAGCATGGAATTTAGTCACAAGTATTGTTGCTTCTGGAATAATAGGAATGACAGCTTACAAAGGTATATTAATTCCCACAGTAGGAGTTACAAGAACACGAATAACATTTACTGGTACAAATTTTTATAGATTTATGAATGTAGCTTTCTTTGCTGAACCATTTACAATACAACAAGTTCCAGTTTATAGAGCTTGGGTAGAATATATTATGCCAGACGATTTTAAAAGTGTTCAACAGATTATTAAAAAATCTCCAATTCAAAGTTACCAAAGAGATAGTTATTATACTTGGGAAGGTAAGAACAGATTATATATTGACTACAATTATACTGGAATTGTAAAAGTAATATATGTTCCTATTTGTGTTCCAATTTTAGATTTAACACAAGTGATTGAAATTGACGACACAGCTTCTATAAATTGCTTAACTTATTTTGTAGCAGCTCATTTACTTCTTATGGAAGACCCAGAAATTTCAGCATTTTATAACCAGATGTATATGGAAGCCAAAGCAATTATGAGAATAAAACCACCAGCAGCTATAGACAATATAGAAGATGTATATTTATACGATGGAGGTATTGACTTATGGCAACTATAATAACACCTCAACAACAAGCTCCTAAAAAGCTTTCAGTTTTCTTAGGATTAAATGAGGACATAGATGGAGAAATTGGACTAAAACTGGGAGAAGCAACAACAATGAGTAACTTTAGAGTTACACCTAATTTTAAAATTAAACAGAGAGAAGGTTATAAAGAAGTCATAAAATTAGATGCTGCTATTGATGGAATGATTTTATTTCAAGGCAAATTAATAGTAGCTTCCAATGGACTGATTTATGAATTTAATGAGGGGGAATTTTAGATGGCAGCTATGAGTACCTACTTGAAAAATGCTTTAATAAATGAAACTTTAAGAAACGTTAATTATGTCCCAGTAAGTCCTATATATATAGCTTTATATACTGGCAACCCACTTACAGTAGGTGGTGAAATAGCTGTAGGTTCTTATGCTAGACAAACTATAACTTTTATTAACCCTATAGCTGGAGTAACAGAAAATGCAACTCTTATAACTTTTCCTACAGCCACAGCAGACTGGGGAATTATAGCTTACTTTGGTATACGTGATGCTCTAACTGCTGGAAACTTACTTTATGCTGGAGCATTAACAGAAGCTAGAACTATATTAACTGGTGATACTTTGACAGTACCAATAGGTAATCTGGACATTACTTTAACGTAAGGAGGTGAAACAATGACTGTACAACAAGCTGGTTATTTTCAATATTATTCTTCTGCTGAAAGAGCTGCATTAATTAAAGGAGCAGACATAAGTACAGCTGGAGCTCAATACCCTGTCAACTGGACAACAATGGCTGTACAAGGAGATTATGTTCACCTCAAATGTGGTGGACAATTTGTAAGCAATTTTACAGCAAGGTATATAAGAGTAAGTATGAATGGAAATTCAGTTAATGCCAGAGCTACATTCAATGAATTAAAAGTTTACGATAGTTCACAAACTGAAAGAGCTACTGGTAAAACTGTTACAGCAAGTCAAGTACCTTTGGCTGGACTTCTTTCTACATTTACAGATGGTGACTATGCCACTTACACTGTAGTAGGTGATGGCTACCAATGGGTTAAAGTTGATTTAGCTGCTTCTTATAGTATTAATTGGGTTTTGTTACAACTCTATTATGCAGATGCAAGAATTAACCATAATGTAATGATTGAATATTCAACAGACAATGTAAACTGGACAACACTTTTTACTTCTGCTTTAGTTATTGAAAAAGCTGAAAAACTTTATGGAAGAATTATTTATAGATATGGTGGTATGTCAAAAGATACGAACTTTACTTCTGCTAATATAACTGCTGCTAGAGCTGCTGGTTTAAAAGTTGGAGCTTACTGGTTTCATAACCCTAACTATTACAGCACTACTTCTGGTTGGTTGTCTACAATAGCACAAGCAGAACTTGAAGCTACACAATTTTACGATTATATAAGAGCAGAAACTAGCAATACAGATATGTTGGATATAATGCCAATGTTCGATTTAGAAAACCAAAATGGGAATATATACCCAGCACTTACTAACGATGAAGCTTTTGATTTTACACAAGCTTTTGTGGCTAAATTTAAAGCATTAACTGGAAGACAATGTACATTATATACAGCCTATTATACTATTGACAGTTTAACTAATACTCCAAATAATGAATTGTTTCATTCTACTAAAGGTGGTATAGGAGCTGTATGTCCTTTAACTTTAGCTGCTACTGACACAGCAGTTTACCCAGCTTATAGTTATACTCATTTTGGAGTATTCGCAAATAATAAATGGACTAACTGGCAATTTTCTTCTGATGGAAACGCACAAGGTTCT